CGGGGTCTTTGGAAGTGTTCCACGAGCCTCAAGTTGGAACTAGATATATAATCGGGGGAGATACTTCTGAAGGACTGGCTCACGGGGATGCACAGGTGCTCTATGTAATAAATCACAAGACGGAGGGGTGTGATGCAATATACAGGTCACAAGTGGCACCGGATGAACTGGCTACGGAGGCATACAAACTCGGGAAGTATTACAACTGGGCTCTACTTGGGATTGAAGTAAACAAGGATGGACTGTGGGTGAACGATGCACTGGAAAAGATGGGGTATATTAATCTGTACTATAGAAAGGTATTCGATGACATAACACAGAAGGTGACAAAATTTTTTGGGTGGAAAACTACGTCTGCGACTAGACCTTTTGCACTCGCTGCACTGAAGGCGTACTTCTTCCGACTTGATAGAGGATTCCCGGCACAGATTTTGAACGAAATGTTCACATTCATTCGAAACATAAAAGGAAAACCGGAAGCTATGGATAAAAAACACGATGATGTGATTATGGCCGCCGCTATTGGCTATGCCATACTTCAGGAGCAAGGCCGCTATGTTGATGACGCTCAAGCTGGTGAAGGCACAAGTCATATGAAAATGATGTTCGGCGAAGAATCTGGAGTGATTAATCATTAAAATGAATTATTAACTTGCGTTTTGAAATAAAAAGTTCATAATTAATTAATAATTAATTAAAAATATGGAAAAAGACCTAACACCATTAGAAACAGAACAAATTTTTACAAAAAAAAGTAAAAACGATACCGATACCATAAAATTTATTACAGAAAAGAAGAAACAGATGAAGAAAAGTCAGTATCGAGAAAAATTCGATGCTCTCGCTTCAGAAATACAGCAGAACTTGATGAACACTGCTGTTTCTTACGGACAGAAGCTATATGAAAAATCTGGTTGGGGGTCAATGGTGTTCTACAACAAGATGGCTAATGGTGCTTACGATATTAACGTCTATCCACAGAAACTTACGGACCGGGACCAGAACCGTTCTGGTGTTCCTGTATCTCAAGAACCAATTGCATTCTCAAAAATTATTATCGCAACCTCTGTTCTAGCTGGAAAACTTCCAGATGCTACTGTGGTCGCAGATGATAAGGTCTACGGAAAAGCAATGTACGAATTGTGGAAGAGAAACTGGTCAATGACTGGTGCAAACGGTTCGAACACTCTGATGTTGACGTACCAAAATTTATTTACATACGGATGGGCTGCGTGGAGAGTATATCCAAGGCGAGTTCAAGTAAAAAGAAATGGAGTTGATAAAATTCTATTCGATGATATTTACCGAGAGCCACTAGAGGTTACAAGAACATGGCTTGGAATTGGTTTTAATAATGGAGATGTTTGGTCACAATCTGAAGTTTATTATGAGAAGGATATGCCTAAGGAAGATTTTCTTAGAATGTATCCAGAAGCAAAATCTGCGAAAAATAAAAAGAAATTGGAATACGTTTCAGTATCTGAAGAAGCTAAAGATGAAAATAGTGAGAAGACCCATACAAGCGTAACTATCGGATACTATGAAAATGAATTGATGAACCGATATATTGTTACTTGTGGAAAAATGGTTATTTACGATGGAGAACTTCCTAACGATGGCTCTCATGGTTCAGTAGTAGTCGCTCGTTGTTTCCAAAAAAATCTTAACGACCCATACGGTGTTGGACTATATGAAATGATGAGAGGTAACACTGCTATCTATACATATATCAACTCTCTAAACGCACAACAAGTTGAAGCGGAAATTTTCCCACTTCTATTCGGTGCTCAAGTACAAAATGGCTCCGCTACCTATAAGAGAGGACCAAACATTGTAAACCCTAAACACCCAGGAACTGATATTGATGTAGTAAAAACTTCCGGAAATGTTCAACAAGGAATTATATACGCTGACAAACAAAAGATGGCTATAGAAGAGAACACTGGTGTGAACAACATCGTGGCCGGAACTCAATCTGAAACTACTCTCGGTTCAACGGTTATCTTAAAGGAAGCTGCATACAATCGATTGACTCCTCCGAAAAATTCTATGGTTACAGGATTGGAACGAGATGCTCACATTGCAAATACATGGATGCGACAAATTTATCCTACAGATAAAATCTTCATGATTGATTCTCAGGACCAACTAGCTGAGTTCACAAGACAAAACCCAGACTACTATATTGAATCACAAGACGTTCTTGATGATAACGGTATTCCAGTTGGAATGGTTGCGGCTGCCTCTCAAAATCTACGATTGAATTTCGACTTCTCTCCAGAAGGAGAAGTTATGGAAAATGTTGACACTCGTCAAATTTCTGCAAAAGGATTGTTCGATGAAATGAAGAATACAGGACACATCTGTGATTACATTGAATTTATTATTGACCCAGATTCAATGCTTCTACCATCTCTTGAAATTCAACGACAAACATATATGGCACTGTTCCCTGTTATTACTAATCAGATTACATTGATTTATTCAATGAGAAACCAAGACCCTGAAGCTGCTGCTTCTCAACTGATGGCACTCGAAAAACTTCTTGATATTCAAAATGGAGATATCTTTGATTACATTTCAAAAACTGATTACGATGCAATTATTGCGAAACAACCTTCGGATATGCAACGACAAATGCAAGAAGCTCAAATGGAACAAGAAGCAAAGAACACTGCAATGCAATCTATGGCCGGAGGTTCTGGAGGAGGAGAATCACTTCCAATGGGACAACAAATGGCTGGAGATGGAATGGACCCAATGCAACCTCAAAATCCTAATGAAGTTCCACGACCACAATCACCAATGGGTAGTGCAGTTGATGCAAGTATAGGAAGAGCTGGTGCAGTAGGATAAAATATTATGGGAATACTTGATATTTACAATAAAACAGTAGACGGAGCAAAGAAATTATCTGGAAGTCTTTCTAGTGTTTTTCAATCAAAACCAATTACTTATGACAGAGAAGAATATCTTAGAAGCAAAGGATTACCTTCTGAAAAACAAGTTACTCCAACTATTCCAAAAGGAACAGTAAATCCTGCACTTATTTCTAAAGCCATTCGTGACCTTGAGTCTAGTGGAGGTCTTGACCCAAACACACCAAGAAACATGAGAAGAGAATATATTATTCCAGCTTTGAATGGAAATGAAAAACAAAGAAAAATATCTTATGATATTGGATACGGTGGAGAGTACGGATTAACTCCAGATGCATTAGCAGAACTTGCAAAATCAAAAGCAAACAAGAATGCTCCTTTATCTGAATACACAAAGTATGGTGCTCCTCTTCTTCCTGGAAAACATCCAGACGAGATTCAACAAAAACTCATGACACCCGAAGGTGCCGGTGAACTAGCAAATGAGTTTTTTATGATGAAGAGACAATCAAAAGAAGATTTCACTCCAGAATCATTGGCGAATGATTATATGGAATATTACGTTGGAAATGGAGGTCCTAGTTACACACCCAAAAATCGTGAACGGGTGTTGAATTATTTTAAAAATATAATGGAAAAATAAAATGGAAAGCGAACAAAACTTAAAACAAAAAAAGATTGCCTTAGCTACAAGCGAACACGCCTCAACTATTATTGAGTTGATGAAGGACTGTATGTCTAAAACCCCAATTATTGTAGACACTGAATGGGGTACAATTGTAAATGCAGTAACCCTAGAAGTTCAAGGAACAATGCTTCGAACAATGGTGGACTATTTAGAAAATATTAGAAACGGAAGTTTACACGAAGAAAAATAATATGAAATCACGAGAGTTAAAAAAAGAAAATTACACAGTTCAAATAGGATATTCTCCCGAAGCTATTGAGAAAAAATTAATGAAGTTCATTACAAAATCCGGAGACGAATTTGTAATCAGTGCGGAAGAAATGTCATCAATGATTATTGGTGGTGTTAATTCTGAAACACTAGAAGCCACATTTGTTGAATCTGATAGAATTAATGTTGTCGAGGTCGGTCGGCAATTGCAGTGTGTTCTTGATAAAGATATGAAGAAAGGTGAAAAGATTAATATCAATTACACCCATCCATTACCTTTAGAATTTGCTATAATAGAACAGTCTTACGGCATAGCAAAGATAAAGATGGATGTCCCATCATTAATCTTGACTCGAGAATACATTGATGAGGCAAAGAAAAAATTAAAACCTGAGATGACTGATTATATAAATAAGTTTTATAGGTCGTTTAAAAATTTAAAAATTAAGTAACCATCGTAACCACCCACGACACGGGTAGGATAAAATATATGGCAAATGAAAAAGATACAGTAGAAAAGGTAACAAAGGACCCAGTAGAAAAAGTAAAAAATGACCCTGCAGCTAAAGCAGAAAATCAACCTGCAAAAGAAACCAAGACTTCAAAAAAAAGCATTTTAAGAAATGTTGCTGGTAAAGAAGTTCCAGTTGAAGATTATTTCTTTGGAGGTATTGTTCCTTCAGGATTTGAAGGAACCTGTGGAAAACCTGTGGATAGAGAGGATTTAATTTCTGTGTTCAACAGGGTTTTCAAACCAGAAGATAACATCTTGTTTTATAAGCAAGCTGATAAAGAAGTTTATTTGGTAATTATACCTATTAAGTTTTCAACCGACATTGGAGAATTTAATAACTCAATCGAGGGAGATTTTCAAAAACATGCAATCTCTTTTTTGAACGAAGGTTCAGTAAACCCAGATACATTAAGAGCAAAACTTCTAAAAATAAATACTTTTGTAAAATATTCTGACAGATAGTTTGCAAATAAAATGTAACCATTATACAATTAATTTAACCATCGTCACCTTTCACGATACGAAAGGATAAAATATGGAAGATAATAAAAATAAAGAGATAAAACCGGAAGAAATTGACGAAGCAGAACTTGATAAAGTTCTTGAAGAATCAATCAATTCAGTTAAAGCTGGAAAAGACCTAACTCCTAAAAAGGAAGAAGGCAAGGTAGAAGAGCCAAAGGAAACCGAAGAGCCAAAAGAGGAAACTCCAGAAGCTAAAAAGAATCCTGAAACCCCAAAACCGGAGGACCCCAGCACCCCTCCTGTTGATGAACCAAAGAAGGATGAATACGATTATCGTATCCCCAATAAGGGCAAATTCGAATCTGATGAATCTTATGAGAAGCGAATTGAACTTATGGATTTAGTAAAAAAGCGTAAGCTTGCTAAAACTGATGAGGCTCGACAACAAATCTCAGAACAAATTAAGACGACCAAAGGTCAAATAAAAAATCTTAATGGAACTGACAAATTTATCAATCCACTCAACACGAGTGAAAAAGAAGTTACTACTCCTACAGGGGAAGTAGATGAACTTTTAGAAGCTGATAAGGAACGATTACGACAACTTGGTGGTGCTACTAAAGAAGATATTAAAGAAATCATCGAAAAGCAGCAACTCGCAGTTGAAGTAAAAAGTACTTTAGATAAATTCGTTGATAGACATACTGAGCTTTTAGATGAAGACACAAGAGAAGTATTCTTTGACTTCGTTGATTCCAACTACAATTGGCAAAACAAAAGTGGTAAGGAGTTAATGACAGTCCTAGAACTAGCTCGTGAAAGCATGTTCAAGCCATCAGAAACTATCACTGAGAGAGTTTTGAAAGGTGCTAACGTTCAAGAAAAAGTTAATGCAATGCAATTTCCCGGTGGAACCATCGCAAAAACTGAGTACTCACCAGAGATGCGTAAGTCAATTGATGAACTTACCTCAACTGGTCTATCAGAAGAAAAAGCCATTGAACTTCTGTCGGATGAATAACAACTGATTTTAACTAATCAATAAAAATTATGGCAACAGTAAAACAAGCCGTAGTAAAGAATACACGTCAACTAGCTCTTGCTAACAAAGAAGCAGCAACAGTTCTTACATTAGGAGAAATTCTAATGCAAACTGGTGGATACGCTGTTCCAGCGACAAGCTCAACTGTGAAAGCTGACTTGCTTGGTGTTTGTAACCAAACAATTGCAGCAGCAGAAGCATTGACTCAAGTTCTTTATATCGTGCCTTCAGATGAAGATACTTATATCTTCTCAACAACCAACAACTCAAATGCTACCGATAACGGACAAGCTATGGTTCTTGGAGCAAATTCAACAACAGTTAACAACACTGGTACTACTTCAGGTACTGGTATTGTTCAACAGGTCGATGTACTAGGAGCAGCTGCTGATAAATTAATTATCGGTCGTTTCTTGACTCTATAATCGTTATTAACTAATTAATTATAAAATATTATGATAGGAACAATAAATGATTATGCAGTTATCGTAAACAATGTTTTAAAACATGTTTCTCCTAAAGTTTCCCCAACGGTTAAGGCTGAATACCTTGATTTCATGTGTAAAGTTGACAACAACGAAAGAATTTACACAGATGTTGGTGTTACCGGTTTAGGAATGGCTGAAATAATCCCAGATGGCGGTATTGGTGCATCAGATGCTCCAATCCAAGGTTACTCAAAGAACTATGTTCAAATGCACTTTACAAAAAAAGTACGTTTGACATTCCAAACAAACTTCTTTTTGTTTGAATCAGCAGCAGCTAAAATTAAAAGCTCTGTTAAATCAAAAGTTCTTGAAGGAAAAAATGCAATTGAGCACGCTAAGAACTACCTTGCTCAATCACTTTTGGCTCAAGGATTCAATACTTCATTCACATGGAAACCTATTAACAACGTAGGAACACCTACTCCAATTGCAACAATTGGTGCGGATGCAGTTGAATACTGGTCACAAGCTCACCCTCGTGAAGACGGAGGTGCTGCATGGTCAAACGTTATCGTAGATGGTGCTACAAACTCTCCACAATTTACTTATTCAGCTTTATTGGCTGCACGAAGACTGCACGCTCTAAAGAAGGATGGTCGTGGAAATCCACTTATCTCAGACCTAGATACTTTAATTGTTCGCAGAGGTTCATCTGCTGCACAATTTGCTAAAACTATCAAAGGTACTATTGATAAAGGATTAGCTCCTCAGCAAACTAACGTATTTAATAACGCTCCAGCAACAGATACATTCAAAGTCGTTGAAGTTTCTCCTTACGAGAACTTGGCTATGGATGGTCTACAATGGGGTATGTTTGATTCCAAAATGGTCAACGAAGACTACGGTTTCAAATATATTGAAGCTCTTCCAACAAGAGCAGAACCAGCTGTTATTGATTTGTTAGGTAACCAAGACTTAGTGTTGAACTTCAACTCTCTTGCAGTTATGGGTGCATCAGACCTTCGTGGTTGGATGTGGAGTGCGGGGAATGGTTCAACCGTATAACATATTTATATATTTGTCAAGTAGTATTACAGTCTAATAACTGATATACTATTTAAATGAAAAATATAAAAATATGTATAAAGTGCGGAAAGAACTTTGAAAAGAAAATAACTTGTAGTAGAAAAAAATGGGAAACAATAAAATGTTGTTCTAAATCTTGTGCTAAGATTGGAGTTTCATCATGGTGTAAGGGAATACCAAAGACACCAGAACAAAAACTTCATCTTCATAAAGTTCTATTAGGTAGAACTTGTAACACAGGAAGAACACATTTTAAAAAAGGTATTTCTGCTTCTCCTAATACACAGTTTAAAAAAGGAGATACTTCTTATTGGAAAGGAAAGAAAAACCCACATTTCACTGGGGAAAAAAATCCTAGGTGGAAAGGTGGGATTTACCCAGAGCACTTAAAAATAAGACATTCTCCTGAAATGAAACAGTGGAGTAGAGAAGTTCTGAAAAGAGACAAGTACACTTGTATGAAATGTGGAAGGAAAAGAAAACCAGGAGACAGAGTTCTCTTAGAAGCTGACCACATTAAATCATTTGCGAAATATCCAGAGTTAAGGTTTGACCTAAATAATGGTAGAACTTTGTGTCGGGAATGTCACCTTAAAGAACCAACCCACGGTAAAAATACTACATTTAATTTCTGAGTTAACATACTCATTCTATATCTAAGTAATTGGATATAGAATTGAGTAGGGTAACTACTCTTTATTAGCTTAATTTTACTAAAATGTTACAAGATGTACACACAAGAAAAATAGCAAACTCAGTAACCGCCCCAGTTGGTGATACTGTTATTATACAAGGTGCTTCAGACCGTTGGATTTATGTTCACGAACTGATTGGAGACCTTGCTGCTGATGGGACACTTACAGTTTTGTCTGGAACAGATGTTCTCGCAACTTTTACGTTGGATGCTGGACAAGGTATTACTGTTCAAGATGAAGCAGGAGAAGATAACCGCCCTCGTTTCGAATGTAAACCTGGTGATAATTTTATTTTAAGAGTCACTGGCGGAACATTCAATGGAGCAATACATTATTCAATAAGATACTAATTATGGAAACAGAAATTACCCCAGAACAAAAAGAGCAACTCAATACATGGGCAAGCCAGAGAGATGCTATTCTCTTGGAGATTTCTGGTCTAACAACTCTTAGAGACACTATTCAGGATAAAAATAAACAATTATCAGAATCAAATTCTGATATTATTGAACAATCCGTTTTTGTCTCTGGAAGAATCGAAGAATTAAAAAAGAAAGAGTCAGAGTTACCCTTACTTATATCTAAAGAAATAGCTAGCCTTTCATCTGAAAAAACTTTACTAGAATCTCAAGTTACTGAATTAAAAAATTCAATAATTCCATTGGTTGAAAAGAAAGAGTCTTTGGAAAAAGATATTGATTTCTCTATCAAGACATTTGAGGCTGTAAAAACAGATACTCTTTCATTAGAAAAGATTGTTGACCATGTCAAGAAAGTTAGTGAACAGAATAAGTTTATTGTTGAAGATTTAGTTGAGACTATTAAAAAAAGTTCTCAAGAAGTTGTAGATTTGAATCAAAAGAACGTATCAGAAACAAATATGGTATTAGAAAAATTACCTGCAATGTTAGTCGAATTGCAAAAGACAAAATTAATAAGAAATAAAATATAATTATATGAGTTCAATAGGAAAAACAAATACGGAATTAAATCTTCCAGAAGATATAGAGAAAAGAATTAATGAGGTTCAGCAAGCTGTTTCTGTTTTAGAAAGACAGAAGCTTGATTTAGAAAATTCAGTAGGTTCAAAAAAAATACAAGAAGCTGAATTGAGTGAAAGAATAACAGATGCCCACAATGAATTAAATAGAATTATTTCTGAACAAAAAATAAGAATATCGTCACTTGATGAGAGAGAAGAAAAAATATTACAAAAAGAGTCAGCTCTTGATGTTTATGCTAATGCTCTAAAAAGTAAAGAAGAGAAAATCAACAAATACCTTGCTGTGTTTGAAAACATGAAAAGTATTGTAAGTAAGTAAAGTAATTAAAATGTCTTATCAATCCAATAAAACAGGAACAGAACTGACACCTGAAGAACAGATTGCTGTATCTGACCTTGGGGATTTTGGGTCACCGGGTCAAACTGTAATTGTTGATGAGACAGGTTTTGGTTTGGTATATGTTGATTTTCCTCCCGAAACCCAAACCCTCCAAGCAGTAACCGATTCAGGTGCTACTACTACAAACGATATAACAGCACAATCTTTCATCAAAACAGGTGGAACATCAGCACAATTCTTAAAAGCAGATGGAAGTTCTGATAATTCTACTTATTTAACTACAATTTCAGGAAGTGACCACGGTTCTCTTTCAGGACTTTCAGATGATGACCATGCTCAATACGCATTATTGGCAGGTAGAAGTGGAGGGCAGACTTTAATCGGAGGCACGGGTACAACAGACGACCTTATTCTACAAACTACAAGTGGAGTTGGAGCTACAGGTGCAGATATGATATTTAGAGGGGGTAATAACGGTGCTACAGAGTTTATGAGGATTTTGAATGGTGGGAACGTCGGTATCGGCACAACAGGCCCCTCTGCTCGTCTCCACACTATCTCTACCACAGAACAACTAAGGGTTGGCTATAATACTTCAAACTACTTCAATGCAACAGTAGGAAATACAGGTATAGTAACACTAGACGCGGTGGGTTCTGGTGCTCAATTTAATTTTAAAGACCCAATAATGCATGAGATGGGCACGGGATTAACTGGTGGGTGGATTGGATTAGGTATTGTTGGGGATACTGGAGCATGGGGAAGATTTGCTGCTGGTCTAGAGTCAGGAAAACCCTATCTAGGATTCGGACCAGGAACCGCAGCCAGAGATTCTTTTGTCTGGTGGGATGCAACAAATGTCTTGCATTGGGGAAGTGCTCTTGAAAGTGCAACACCAGTTATTGAAATGGATTTCACTCCTTCAGCATATTCCTTCAAGGTTAATGCTACTGTTAGCGGGGATTATTCCGAACAATTTATGGGCGTAAATCAATACGGGGCTTTAGGTATGCGATTGAATACTACAACGGCTCAAAATGCAGGTGTGACTGTATCTGGTCCAAGTGACACTTGGGGCAGAATTGGATTAGGACTTGATATGGGCGAACCCTTTTTAGGATGGGGACCGGGAAATGTCACCAGAGATATTTTTATGATTCGCGATGGTGGAGATTTGGCTTTTCAATTTGGCGCTCCATTAGCTGAAAAAGTTAGATTTACTGCTGATGGGAAGGTTGGGATTGGAACAACATCACCATTAGC